TTGCTGTTGTAGAATGGCCACAATCTGGGCCTCACTGAATCGTCCTTTTTTCATCTCGCAGGTGTCAGGTAGTGAAAATACGCTTTTCTCTACTCACAACTGGCGCTCAATGCGGGGAAGCGTACAAGCTACAAAGGCAGTGACGGTCAAAACAAAAGTATCGACTGTTGCAAAGACCGAGGCAGAAAAATACACCGAAGGAATACAAAAGATATTTTCGCTTGCAGGTTTCACTCATATAGCGACGGACAAGATTGAGATTGAATTTGAAACTAGAAAAAGTGATATTAATAATATTTTTATCTATGAAAATATTATTATTATGTGCGAGGAAACAGCAAGCGATGCTGGCAATGTACTAAAGCACTTAACAAAAAAGGATTTATTATATCGGAGAATTGAAGGCAATACCGAGGGCTTTATTGAGTACATTTTCAATTTCTACGAAGATTTAAAACCATTCAATAAATACCCTTATAACGCCTATAAACTTATCATACTTTACTGTTCTTTGGAAGGTGTTAGTGATGATTTAAAACCTAATATTTCAAAATTAGTAAATTTTTTAGATACATCAACATATCATTATTTTAAAGACTTAACAGCTACAATCAAAAAATCTTCAAAGTTTGAATTATTTGGATTTTTAAACCTAAATTACCAAGACATAGGCCTCAGAGCTACTAAACCAAGCTCTGGCGCAAGCCAAACTTACGAATCATTTATATTGCCCCAAAGCATAAGCAACTTTGCAAAAGGTTACCAAGTAGTATCGTTTTATATAGACCCAGCAAATTTAATCGAAAGAGCTTATGTATTAAGGCGCTCAGGCTGGAAAGATGTCAAAATACTATACCAGCGCCCATTAATTGAGAGAAAAATCTCAACAATGAGGGAGCATTTAATAGAAGGCAAAGGGGTCTTTATAAACAATATTATTGCAACACTACCGGACAATACTACATTCAAGGCAGCAGACAACACTCCATTGACTTTGAGTAGCTTGTCAAAAATGACGTCAGCCGTCATGACATTACCGGACGAATTTAATTCCATTTGCATCATTGATGGTCAGCATAGGATTTATTCATATCATGAAAGTATCGATGCTATTGAGCAAGATATTAAAAAGTTAAGGGACGTACAAAATTTATTAGTTACAGCTGTCTTTTATCCATCTGGTACTCCAACAGAAGAAAGGATCAATTTTGAAGCCAATCTTTTTGTTGATATCAATAGTACTCAGACTGGTGCAAAAAAGGAATTAATACAAGAAATTAAAACTATAATCGATCGGTTCTCAAAAGATGCTATTGCTCGAGAAGTTTTGGAAGAATTAAATAAACTCAATGCCCTAAAAGATAAAATGGCTTTTTTCTTTTATGAGGAAAAAACTAAATTAAAGCCTACTACCATTGTTACTTATGGCTTGATACCGCTTGTCAAATTATCTGGCAAGGATAGCTTATATCATCTATGGCAAGAGACAGACAAGGAAAAATTGCAGGAAAGCAAAGATATTTCCTTGCTCAACAAATACATAAAGTTTGCCGCAGGTAGCACTAATGATTTTTTTTCCGGATTCAAGAAAGCGATTGGCACTGGGAATGGCATGAACAAATGGGGTAAAGGTGACAACAACGTACTCACTATTCGCGTCATAAATGGACTGGCTAGTTGTTTAAGACTATTAATAGAACATGGCAAAACTGGTGACTTAGATTATTATGCCTCCTGCTTTAAGGGCGTTGAGAATTTTGAATTTAATAAGTATGGAGGCAGTAACTGGAGAAAGCTAGGGCAGGAACTTTTTAAAACTTATTTTAACAAATAAGCTTTAAAAAGTTGAGATAAATGCTGAATTCTGCGTATATTGCTATTTGATACCAAACTAAGATAAGAATTTTGAAGAGCGCTTTAGAAATAAATTTTCCGTTTGAGGAAATCGACCCAATAGCTAAACGAGAAAGTTACCGAAAAGAACTATACCGCCCTATCTACCACACCCATAAATGGTGGGCTCAACGTTTAGGCAGTGTATTTCGTGCTTTAGTTATTGGTGCTACTCTTGATGAGAATCAAGATATATGGGATAATTTTTACCAAAAGCAAAATTATTCAGGCAAAATTATTCTTGACCCATTTATGGGAAGTGGCACTACGTTAGGTGAGTCCATCAAAAGCGGCTGCAAAGCAATAGGATGCGATATTAATCCAGTTAGCAGCTTCATAGTTGGCCAAGCTCTACGCAGCATACCAAAACCAAAACTAATACAGACGTTTAATGCATTAGAAACCAAAGTAAAAGCCCGAATTAATAGATTTTATAGAAAGGCACATCCTGTAACTGGCGAAGAATGCCAAGTTCTCTATTTCTTTTGGGTTAAAGTGGTAACTACGCCTACTGGCAAACAACTACCCTTATTCAATAACTACGTATTTAGTCGAAATGCGTACCCTAGCAAAAAGCCTAACTCGCAAATCATCTGCCCCTTCTGTTATGGCATAAATGTAGCTCGCTACGATAGCATTGAGCTACAATGCTATAAGTGTCACAATACTTTCAACCCTCAAGAGGGACCCGCTAGTGGCAAGATGGTAAGAGATACCGACACTGGCAAAAACTATTCTATCATTGAGCTAATTGCGCAAACCCAAGAACCTCCGCAGCATGTAATGTACGCTGCAATGGTCCAGACTGCTGCTGGCACCAGAGAGTACTTAGAAATCACTGATGCTGACCGGGAACTCTACGCTACAGCCACTATCGAATTAGAGCAGTTAAGTACTTCCTATCCTGAAGGAATAGTAGAGCCAGGACATAATACCATACAAGCACTAAGGTACAACTATCACCATTGGCGAGATTTTTTTAACGACCGCCAAAGGTTATGCTTGACGTATTTACTTGAAGGCATTTTAGAAATTGATGACCAAATAATTAAAGAGGCATTTATTGGTCTTTTTTCTGGGACATTGGAGTTTAATAATATGTTTTGCTCCTTTAAGGGCGAAGGTACCGGTGCGGTAAGGCATATGTTTAATAATCACGTGCTAAGGCCAGAGAAGACACCTTTAGAGAATTCTGTATGGGGGTCTTCTCGTAATTCCGGCTCGTTCCTTTCTTTATTTATGAGTCGCCTGTTAAAGGCTCAGGAATATAGGGATGCCCCGTTTGAAATTAAGGCGACTAAAAGCGATAAGGTCTTTTGTTCTGACCCCATCAGACCAAAAGAGGCAATGACGTTTGACCAGCTTTCGGCACTCGAAGAACCTGCTTATCTAGTTTTAAATGGTGATAGTTCAAAATTACCTTTGCCTGACAAGAGTGTAGATGCTGTCATAACCGACCCACCCTATTTTGATTTTGTTCATTATAGCGAATTGTCGGATTTCTTTTACGCATGGTTAAAACCTGCATTAGAAGGCACGAATAAGACTTTTGCTCAAAATAATTCAAGAAGGACAGGTGAAGTACAACAAAAAGAGCCTGGTGCTTTTGCTGAAGCGCTGAGCAGTGTCTTTTCGGAGTGTAGGCGCGTAATGAAAGACGATGCTGTATTAGCTTTCTCTTTCCATCATTCTCGCATAGAGGGGTGGTTGGCTATCTATCACGCAATCGAAAAAGCTGGTCTTGCAATCGCGACAGTTTATCCTGTAACCGCAGAAATGTCTACAGCTAGCCCAAAATCAGCTGCGAAAGAACCTATTAATTTGGACGCCATATTTGTTTGCAAAAAAGCACTGACATCTTCTGCACTTTTAACAGACGATGTAGCATTATGGACTAATTCTCAATTTGAGTATCGAAGCTTATGCAAAAGACTTCTTGCTGTAGGTCGCGAACTCTCCGAAGGAGATAAGCGCGTTATAATGGTTTCTTCGTTTCTGAACCAATGTTCAGCAGCACGCCTCAGTTATTCACAAGTAGTTGAAAGATTGCATGGCAAAGAGCTAAAAGACCTTAGCGAATACTTGCCAGAAATACAGTTGGAAGAATCAGAACCAACAACTGATAGTTTAAATAAAATCAACTTCAGTAATGAGTTACAAAATCAATTAGATTCAGACACAATAGCTAGCCATGCTTTTTGCTTATCAGCTTAGCAGTTAATAGATACTTTAATGCATTAAAATGAAGATAGATTTACGCCTCAAAAGCCATTGCAGAGTATGCAATCATGAAACAAACCATGTTGTCAAAGCAATAGAAACTACAAGTGATTCGAATGAGGAGTTCAGTTATTCTGAAGACTTTGCTATTGTACAATGCTTAGGATGCGATTCGTTTTCATTCAGAAAAGAGTACAATGATTCCGAATCATATTATAATGATGAGAGTACCGAGGGAGGAAGTGTAATCAATGTTTATCCCCCTATAGCTAAAGGCCATAAGCTTTTGGAAGACCAATGGAGGCTACCAGAGCTTATAGGGCTAATGTACAATGAATCAATAGAAGCATTATCATCCGGATGCAAAGTATTAGCCGGCGTAGGCTTTCGAACAATTATTGAGGCAGTATGCTTAGATAAAGGAATTAAAGGCGAAACATTAGAAGATAAAATAAATAATTTAGCAAGTAATAAATTTATTACTCCAGGCGAAAAGGATAGATTACATTCAATTAGATTCCTTGGCAATGATTCCGTTCACGAGATAGAGACCCCGACACAAGAACAATTAGATTTAGCCTTATACATCATAGAGCATTTGCTTAATAATATTTACTTACTTGATATAAGAGTACGCACAAAGTTAAAAAGTGTTGTTAAGAACTATACTGAGTTTAAACGATTACTCACTCAGTTTATTAGGGATTTTACTCCGGGTGAAGAGCATAGCCTTTTTAAGCTCTTTGGGAAAGATGTCAGAAGAATCAAAGAACATGGAGCTACTTTTGAAGCACAGCTAATAGAAGAAATAAAGTCAGGAGCTTTTACTCTTCTTTCTTTGGTCCCAATAGAAGACGCGCTTGAATTAACTGAAATAGCAGAAGAGATCGATGTTTATAAACCAGTTAAAGGCTCTAAGATTACTAAACCTAAATCTCCTAGGTTCAAAATAAATTAAGTGCCTTTTTAAGTCATAAAATAGCCTATAAAATATTGTTGCAATTTATTTTTATTAGAAAAGCCTAGCAAACCATCCCCTCGGGATTGCTAGGCTTCCTTATTTTCGATACCTTCGGGAACGGCCCTAGCGGCCGTGGTAGCTGGTCAGCAGCAGGCGCAGCACGTCGTTGGCCGAGAGGGTGCGGTTCTGCGCGGCGGATAGTTGGCGCACCAAGGCCATTAGTTCGGCGTGGGTATCGGCACCCAGGCCGACAGAAGCTTGCTTGCGGGGCGCGGTGCTCTTTTCCATGAGGGTAGGCGGGTTTTACCTATATAGCTCACATGTGCCGCATACACGCCATGTAGTACATAACGCACTGTGAATCGGACATATATAGACTGCACGGGAGAAGCAAAACGTGCCGATTGGCTTGCAGCAGGCGGGCCAGCAAAAAGCCGTCACGCACTTCATGCCCGAGGCAAAAACCAAGGAGCAGCAGGCCCAGGAGTTCCTGGAAGCAGCTGCCCGCAACTACTCCAAGCACCTGGAGCACCTACGCATCCAGAAAGTGAAATGGCGCACGGGCCAGGCCTGCGACGCGGACGACGTGCTGCAAGATGCCATCCTCAAGTGCCACGATAAGATTAGCCGTAGCGGGCTCAGCGAGGGCTTCTACTACTTCACTTACCTCAACACGGCCATCAGCAACAACTTCGGCCGCTACTACCAGAAGAGCAAGCGCAACCTGGACTTTTCGTTCGACTTTCAGCTGGAGTGCCAGGACGAGCAAGGGCAAGGCGGCCAGCTAGGCCGGGCGATGCTGGCACTGGCCGAAGAGAAATCCGACCACGAAGCCGAACAGGTACACCTGGACGCGGTCACCAACGCTTTTGAGCAGCTGCCCGAGAAGTATAAGGAGCTGCTGCGCATGGACATGAGCGGGCTGAAGTACCAGGAGATGTGCCGGGTGCTGGGGCTAAAGATGGGCCAAGTGAAGATGCGCATCAAAACGGGCCGCGACCTCATCAAAGCCCAGGTAGGGGCCTACCCAAAAACAGTGAACGATTAGCATGGCTGATAAAGTAGACGGGCGGGGCAAGCACCCCAACTCCCGCGCCGCACTGGTACCCGGCGGCAAGGTGGGGGTGCGCGTGCGCATCACCAAGGACTTTGTGCTGGAAATGACGGAGTGGCTAACGGATAACCGCGCCGAGTTCGTGGCCCGCATGAGCCAGCTCTCCGACAAGGATTGGGTTGCGGCATACCAAAAGATGATGGACATGCTGGTGCCCAAGCAGCAGGATATTACGCTGCACGAAGGCCCGCCGGCCAGTGTATTTCAAATCAACTTCGGTGCTCCCACGCCTGAGCGGCAGCAGGCGCTACTCGACGCGCAGCATACGCTCGACAGCACGCCCGAACCAGACGAAGACCCTATCGACTTCGACAACCTCTTCAACCTCCCCAGCGGAGACGAAAACGGCGCCCACGATGAGTAGTGCACGTCAATCCCGTATTCCGGCCGCTGTTCCAATCGGCCTGCCGCTACAACGTGCTCAAGGGCGGCGCGGGCGCGGGCAAGAGCCGGGCCATCGCGCAGTACATCGTCTGGCGGCTGAATGACCGCAAGGACTTCAAGGTGCTGGCGATGCACAAAATCGCCGAGAAGATTAAGGAAACGGTCTTTGCCGAGCTGAACACGGCCATCAAGGAGGCGGGGCTAGCCGAGCTGTTCCGCGCCACCACCAGCCCCTACAGCATCACCCACCGCAATGGCAACAAGGTGATTTTCATGGGGCTCGACGACCCCGACAAACTCAAGAGTATCAGCGGCATCAACCTGATATGGATGGAAGAGGCCGACATGTTTGAGGAAGCCGACTTCAACCAGGCCGACACGCGCCTACGTGGCAAGTGCGACTACAAGCACCAGCTGATTCTCAGCTTCAACCCCACCAGCGAGTTGAGCTGGCTCAAGAGCACCTTCTTCGACCAGGACTACGGCGATACGCTCATCCTCGAGAGCACCTTCCGCGATAACGAGTTCCTCGACGCCGAGTACAAGGCGGCGCTCGAGCGCAAGGGCCGCTCGGACATGAACTTCCTGCGCGTGTACATGAACGGCGAATGGGGCCGGGTGAGCACCGAGGGCATGTTCTACAAGAACTTTGACTCGTTCCGCAACGTCAGCGCGCGCGCCGCATACGACCCCGGGCAGCCTATCTGGCTCAGCTTCGACTTCAACGTGCAGCCCTATTGCGCCTGCACCATCTGGCAGCCGGCTGGCGAGAAAACGCTGCTGCTGGTGGATGAGATAGCGCTAAAGAGCCCGCGCAACATGACCAAGGACGTGTGCCAGGAGTTCGTGCGGCGCTACGCCGCGCACCGGGCCGGGGTATTCGTCACGGGCGACCCGAACGGCCGCAAGCAGGAAACCACCACCGAGCGCGGCTTCAACAATTACACCATCATCGCCAACGAGCTGGAGCAGTTCCGGCCGTCGATACGCCAGCACAACAAGGCCCCGAACATCGTACCCCGCGGCGCTTTCATCAATGATATTCTGGCCGATAACTACGAGGGCTTGCAGCTGCTGGTGAACCGCCGCTGCACGGAAACCATCAAGGATTTGACCTACCAGAAGGAGGCGGCGGGCGGGCTAAAGGATAAGTCGAAGGCCAAGAACGCGGACGGTATTTCGGTCGAGAAGTACGGCCACATGAGCGATACGCTCGACTACCTGGTGACAATGGTGTGGGCCGCGCACTACGAGGACCACCAGCGCGGGCCGAAGCCCATCCAGTACCTGGTGGGCCACAAGGCGCCCAACGCCCGGTTCCGTGCCTAAGCCAGCAACTGCCTTTCGCTTTAAATCTGTACAATCCGCAACCAGTATGTTCCTGACCCAGACAGATTTCGAGAAGGTGGTGCAGGCCGACAGCCTGGCCATGCTGCTCGGCAGCAACCCGACGCTGCTCAATGACATGGTGCTGACGGCGGTGGCCGAGGCGAACAGCTACCTAGCCGGGCGCTACGACATGGCCGCAGCTTTTGCCGCCGTGGGCGCTGCCCGCAACCCCATTCTGGTGCTGCGCGTGGTCGATATGGCCGTGTACCACCTGCACGCCGCCATCGACCCGCGCAACATCAACGACCTGCGCCGTGACCGCTACGCCGAGTCCATCAGCTGGCTTCGGGGCCTGAGCAAGGGAGACTTCACCATCGAGCTGCCGCTGAAGGAGCTGGCCGGGCAGACCGGCTACTTCCTCCACGGCGGCAACCCCAAGCGCAGCTTCCAGCTGTAAGCCAAAAAAGTGCACCCCGCACTACGTGACGCTAAACGAGATATTCAGCCGGATTACCAACCGGGCAAAGGGTAGCGGCCGGCAGCCGAATCAACAGCAGGTCGTGCTCAACTACGTCAGGGAGCAGCAGAAGCAGCGCAGCACCCAGGACATCCGCAACTGGAAATACGCCATGCAGGCCGCCGAGTCGCTGCTCTATCCCAACCGGCTGCAACTCTACACGATGTACCGCAACATCGAGGTCGATGCCCACCTGACCTCGGTGGTGCAGACCCGCATGATTAAGGTGCTCTCGAAGTCGTTCCGCATCGTGAACGCCGGCGGCACCGAGCAAAAGGAGAAGACGGCCTTCTTCAAGGCTACCTGGTTCGAGGATTTCCTGCGCTACGCGTGGGAATCGCGCATGTACGGCTACTCGCTCATTCAGCTCACCGGCATTACCGACGGCAATATCGCCGGCGTGAAGCTGGTGCCCCGCGAGAACGTGAAGCCCAAGGAAAAGCTGGTGGTGGCAACGCCCGGCATGAGCGAGGGCATCGACTTCACCGAAAACCCGTGGGTCGTGGGCATCGGCGGCGATGCCGACCTGGGCGTATTCGCGAAGGTGGCCCCGCTCGTGCTCTACAAGCAAAACACGCTGGCCGCGCAGGCGCAGTTCGTAGACCTCTATGGCATCCCCTACCGGCTGGGCAAGACCACCATGTCCGATGATAAGCGGGCCAATGGCCTGTACCAGATGCTGGCCGACATGACCAGCTCGGGCTTCGGCGTGATGGATAAGGATGATGAGATGGAATTCATGGATTCCTCGCGCTCCAAAGGGGAAGCCTTCGCCATTTTCCTCGACTACCTCGACAAGCAGATTTCCAAGCTAGTGCTGGGCGGCACCATGATTTCCGATAACGGGTCGAGCCGCAGCCAGTCGGAGGTGCACGAGCGCACGACCGACGATTACTCAGAGTTCGACGCCAAATTTCTACAGTACGCCATCAACGACCACTTGCTGCCGCAGCTCACAGCGCTGGGCATCAGCATGGAAGGCTGCTCGTTCGAGTTTTACGCCGAAGAGGATAAGGAGCAGCTGTTCGACATGACCGTGCAGCTTATTCAGGCGGGTATGCAGGTTGACCCGAAATGGATTGAGGACAAGTTCAAGATTCCGGTAACGGCTACTCTCGCACCAACGGAAGCAACGCCGCCGGCGGAAGCTGCTGGAACTGACCCAAAGAAGCCTGCCCGCAAGCCCCGCCGCAAGGAAGCAGAATCAGCCTAGCCGGTTTAAATCACCATGAGCACCTACGGCGACAAGTGGCACTTCAATAAGGTAAAACGCAACCTCACCAGCAAGCTCGTGCCCCAGCTGCCGCGCCGGCTGGCCGCGTGTACCCTGCTGTTCTTTCGTACCAATTACGACCGGCAGGGCTACGTGCCCGATGAGACGTTCGTGCCCTGGGCCCAGCGTAAGTACCGGCTCAACCGCAAGGTGCTGGTGGAAACCGGGACCATGCGCGCCGCGCTGCGCATCGTGAGCCAGCGATTCGGGCTGGTGAAGCTTGAGGATGCCGACCCCAAGGCTGCCTTCCACAACGAGGGCACCGCCACGCTGCCCAAGCGGCCCATCATCTACCAGAGCAAGCAGCTCCAAAAACAGCACCTGGCCATCATCACGAAAGCGATGGGTGACCTCTTTAAATCTTGAAAGAGCTACTAGAGCTACTACTGGCGCGCCTTCAACTAGTCCCGGAGCTAAAGACCGTGCGCTTGTTTAATAATCAGCTACATAAGCTAAGCGGCCACGAAACACTGTTCTACCCGGCCGCGCTGCTGGAAGTCGGCAACGTGGTGTTCGAGGGCTTCAACGGTGGCAGTGAAATTCAGTATGGCACCTGCCTTATCAAGGTGCATGTCCTGCATAATAGCGTGGCGCAGGGCCACGAGCTGGAAGTGTACACACTCAAGCAGACCGTGCACCAGTACCTACACCGCTTTTCGGGCGACAGGTTCAACCCGCTCGCACGCACGGAGGAGCTGCTAGACCTAGACCACGACAGCCTCTACGACTACCAGATTACTTACACTACCCGCTTCGCCGAGGAAACCCAGCCTCTGCCCGCCGATGCAGCCGGCACGTTCCCCTTTGACTATACGGCTGCTACTACGGCAGAAAAACCCGCTTAACCCTACATGGCCCGCACTGCCCAGCAGATTGATACCGAGATACTCGCCGCCCTTAACAACACCCCGGCCCTGGCGGCGCTCAACAGCACCTCGCAGGTGTCGCTTTGGAAGCTTTTCAAGGATGCCATCGCTTCCGTACTGCTGGTGAATGACCAGCTGGCCGACGTGCAGCAGGCCACGTTGCAAGCTATTGCCGATAGTGCCACCTCCGGTACCGCTGCCTGGCTTCAGCGCAAGGTGCTCGACTTCCAATACGGCGACACGGTGCGCATAAACTCCAACTTCTCGGCTACTTATCCCACCGTTGACCCAGCCAAGCAACTCATCACGCGCTGCTCGGTGAAGCAATTCGACGACACGCGGATAGTACTGGTTAAGGTAGCCAAAGGCACGACCACGCTAGCCCCACTCACCGCCCTGGAGCTAAGCGCACTTAAGGCCTACCTGGCCAAAGTCAAGCACGCGGGCACCATCGTGCGCCCTATCTCGCTGGAAGCCGACCGTATGATAGCCAACATCGAGATTTATTACGACGGCCAGTACATCCAAGCCACTGTGCAGGCGGCAGTCATCGCAGCGGTTAACGGGTTCCTGCAAAACCTTGAATTTGATGGTACGATGTACCTCTCGAAACTGGAAGATGCCTTGCAACAGGTAATCGGCGTAAAGGACATAGTGCTCAAAAGCATCATTGCCCGCCCCTACACCACGGCCCTAAACGACCCTGGCCTAGTGCCCATTGAGCGCCTTTACGAGACCAATTCAGGCTATTTAGTGCCCGAAACTGCCCCCGGCTACGGGTTAGCAGACACCATCAGCCTGATTGCGGTCTAAAAATGCGCTAGCCCCCAGTGAACATCCAGGCTTTTGACATCAACGAGTACGTGCTCCAGTACGTGCCACCTTTCTTACGCTACCCCAAGCTTATCGGCTACCTACGGGCGCTACTGGCACCACTGGTTTCCTATCGCTACCGGCTGCTAACAAGCACCTACCCCGCCTTGGAGCGCCGCGCGCGCTACAGCAGCCAAGTCATCATCTTTGAGGCCTTGCTGAACGCAGAGTTTGGCTACGTGAGCCAGGAGATAACCATCCTTGACGGCACTAGCTTGGGCCAGGTCTACACGGCCAATGCCGACGAAAACGACCCACTTTACACGGCCAACGCCAGTGAACTGGCCCCCGTGTACATCGGCAACGCGGCCGAGTACGACCCCAAATTCGACTTCATTGTACGAGCGCCCAAGCAGCTGGTCAACACCCAGCTCGTGCGGCTTAAAAGCTTGGTGAACAAGTACAAAATGGCCGGCACGGTCTATACCGTCACAGCCTACTAAAAAGTGGTACCCAACCCCTAATGCCCCAATTACAGATTCCTGACGTACCGACCTACACCACCAACGGCATCAAGCGCTTTATCGTCCCGGTTGCCCCCGGCAAGCTCCCGTTCGAGAACGAGGATGTGAACAACCTTCAGGACACGCCCATGATGGCTATGCGTGAGCTACTGGCCAGCGTCGGCACCTATTTCGTGATTAATGGCGCGGTAGTGACGGCTCATGACTCCGCCACCAGCACATGCACCCTCTCGCCCGGCTACGTTTTCCTGGGTGGACACATTCGCTTCTTCCCTGGCTACACGGGCACCTACCCGTGCTTCATTGTAGCCGATTCTGATGTGCGGACGCAGAAAACCTTTGAGGATGGCAACGTGCAGGATGTGTACGTGCAGCGGTTTGCTAAAATGGCTCTGACTCCTGGCGCCGGGCAGGCCATTCGCTGCGCGCCCGATGCCGAGTACCGATACCAGGACATGATCATTGCGCGCTCTACTGCCGCCATTACGGCCTTGCAGGACGAGGTGAAAGTGCCCATTGGCGGCATCATCATGTGGAGCAATACCACCATCCCCACCGGTTGGGCGCTGTGCGACGGCCAGAATAACCGCCCCGACCTGCGTGGGCGCTTCGTCGTGGGCTACGACCCCGCCAGCATTGATTACAGCCAGCCCGGCTTGACTGGTGGTGAGGCCCGGCACACGCTCACAATTGATGAACTGCCGTCTCACACCCACAACGCGAACTTCCGCATCACCGACAGCGGCGCAGAGAAGCCCTACGTCGCCGCGCGCAACTCAGCGGTCGGTGCCGACGGCTCGCAAATCACCACGAAGGCAGCTGGCGGCGGCCAGTCCCACGAGAACCGCCCGCCTTACTACACGCTCTGCTACATCATGCGCGTGAGCTAGCCCGCCAGACCATTCGTACCAATCCGGTTTAAATAACCATGACTACAGAGTACACCTATGCGACTGTTAACGGTACCTCGGCCACGATGTACGTGCAGGGCGAAATCGGCACCGATATTATCGGCAAGGATTTCGCGGCCGAGCTGGCCCAGCTGGAAAGCAACGGCGTAACCGACATTACCGTGCGCATCATGAGCGGCGGCGGGAGCGTGGTGCATGGGCTGGCCATCTTCTCGGCCATCCTCAACAGCCGGGCTACCATCACGACTGTGAACGACGGCCTAGCGGCCTCCTCGGCAGGCTGGATTTTTCTGGCGGGCACGAACGCCGTGATGGCCGACTACTCGCTTTTGATGCTCCATAATCCTAGTTCGCCGAACCAAGACCCCAAAACCAACGAGGTACTGGCTTACATGCGCAACAGCATCTTGACCATCTTCCGGAAGCGAACCGGCGTGGACTCAGCGGTGCTCTCGGAAATGATGAACCGAGAAACCTGGATGGATGCCGAAGAGGCCGTAGCCTACGGCTTCGCTACCGGCATCCAGGAAACCGCGCTGCTGGTGGAGTTAGACCCCAACGCCCAGACGGTAAATGAGATGTACGCGATTTGCAACGCCGTACTGCCTAAAAACGAAGCTGTTCCCATGAACGACGAGACCCTGCCCGAAGCGGCTGAAGAAACGACTGAAACCGTCGTGACAAACGAGGCTGCGGAAGCCCCAGAGGCGCCCGAAACTCCCGAAGCGGCCGAAACCCAGCCCGAAGAGCCTGAAGCTACTACGGAAGCCCAAACAGCTCCCAAAGCAGTAGTAGATGAGGAAAAGCAGGCCCTCATTCAAGCCAACGCCGAGCTGGCCGGGAAGCTGGCGGCGCTGGAAACCGCCCTCAATACCTACCAGCAGGCCGAAGCCGATAAGCAAAAGGAAGCCGCGGCCAAGCGGGCCAACGAGTTGGTGGCTAACGCCGTGGCCGTGGGCAAGATTGGCAACGATGCGGCCGCTACCTGGACTGACCTGGCGCTGAATAACTACTCGCTGGCCAAGTCCACGCTCGACGCCATCAAGCTGAACCGCGCCGGGGTGGACATTCTCAACGCGGCAAAAGCTGCTCCCGCAGCGCAGGTAACGGCGAAGAACCTGCGCCAGCTGGAAAAGGAGAGCCCCCTGGAAGTGGCCCGTCTGCTGAAGGAGGAGCCAGCTGTGTACAACCAACTGTATTTTAACTCCTACGGCAAGTACCCCGCCTAACGCCCTAGGGTTTGTTGCCTTGTACCCCTTCCGGCAATCGCCTCGGATAAAAAAGCCCCTACCCACACAAAGCCCGGCCGCATAGGCTGGGCTTTTTTATTGGCCCACAACATTTTGCCATTTCCAGCCCGGCGCTTTAAATAACTACCGAGCAGCTGAAAGAGCTGCCAAAAAAGTGCCCGAAATTTTAATGGCTCTTAATAAAGAAGTATGGGTAACAGACATCCAAGAAACGCTTGAGCTGGGCCTCGACTTCCTGCCCCGCATGAGTGATTACAGCGAGTTCACCACGAACAAAACTGTCCACTTGCCGCAGTCGGGTGCCGCTACCCAGATTTACAAGAACGCGAACGTGTTCCCGCTGGCCGTCGCGCAGCGTACCGACACACTGAAGTCGTTCGACATCGACCAGTATTCGACGCAGGCCTTCCTCGTGACCAACATTGAGGAGTACCAGCTGTCGTACAACAAGCGTCAGTCAATCATGGGCCAGCACATTCGTGCGCTTGCTGAGAACATGGCCAGCACCGTGCTGCAAAGCATCACGCCGACGGAAGCGGCCCGCACCGTTACCACCACGGGCCCGCTTGCGTTTGCCGACATCGTGGAGGTCGCCAAGATTCTCGACAAAGACAACATGGGCGCGGCTGACCGCTCACTTGAGCTGCCCGTCGATATGTTCTACGAGCTACTTCAGGACGAGCACGTGCTTAAGCAGTACATCAGCGGCATGAGCGGCTCGGTGGTTGCCTCGGGTAACTACGTCGAGATTGCCGGCATCAAGATTTACAAGCGCCCCACGGTGGCCACCATCGGCAGCGCGGCGGCTGGCGTGGCTTACCACAAGGAGGCAGTAGCCTTCGCGAAGGATTCTCCCGAGGTGTTCACCGACAGCGGTGACGGCAACGGTAACCCGCTCTACGGCGGCGGCATCATCATGTCGGCCCTGGGCTGGCTCGGTGCCACCCGCCTGCGCACTGACTCGAAAGGCGTGGTAGCCCTGGTACGCGGCGTGTAGCCAACTGGCAGATAAGAAAGCAGAGGGTGGTTGGGGACTAACCAGCCGCCCTTTTTCTATAAAAATTAAGCGACAAGATTCATGCTTAATGATGTAACGTTCAATACGTTCGAGGGCGGGCTAAACCGCACGCTCACGGGCGAGGACTACGTATCCGGCCTTGTGGCCGCTTGCGCCAGCATGCCAGCCGGCTACGGCAGCGACAGCCACCGCATTTTTTACTCCCTCAAGGAAGCCGAAAGCGCGGGTATCACGGTGCCCGCTTACCAGCACCTGCACGAGCAAATCGCGCAGTATTTCAGCGTCAATGCCCAAGGCGAACTACACCTGTACCTGACCGCTTCCCATGTTGCTGTCGATAGCATAGCCGCGCTGCAATACGCAGCAGATGGCCGCATCCGGCAGATGGGCTACTCGGACGACGCCGCTTTCACGACGGCCACCATACAGGCGCTTCAGGCCCAGGCCGATGCGCTGAGCACTTCCCACCAAGGGCTTTCCATCGTGTACGCGGCCGATTTTACCGGCTTTACGCTCGACACCCTGCCTAGCCTTGCTACCCTGGCCTGCCCCAACGTGAGCGTGGTTGTTGGTGGCGACACGACACAAATCGGGGTGGCCCTGGGTGCCATGCTAGGGGCCGTTTCGCTGGCCAAAGTCAGTGAGAGCATCGTGTGGCTGCGCAAGTTCAACCTCGCTGGTAAAGGCAACTTCCAGACCCTGAATTTCGGCACAGGCGAGGTATACAAGGGTGTTACCGACAGCCGCCTAAGCTCCCTGAAAGACCGCGGCTACACCTTCGTGCGCAAGTACGTGGGCTTCGATGGCTCGTTCTTCTCGAACTCCAGCACGGCCACGGCTCCAACGTCGGATTACGCGTTCATTGAGAACGTGCGCACCATCGAGAAGGCCAAGCGCGGCATCCGCGCCGCATTGCTGCCCGAGCTGGGCGCGCCCCTGAAAACGAAGAACGGCAAGCTGGCTCTCGAAACCACCACCAAGTTCGAGCAGCTGGTGAAGAACCGCCTCGACCAGATGGCCAATGCGGACGAGGTGGCCGCTTACAGCGTCTTCATTGACCCCAACCAAAACGTGCTCAGCACGTCGCAGCTCAACATCCAGGTCGGCATTACCCCGCTGGGCGTGGCCCGGCAGATTGTGGTGGGTATTGGCTTTGAAGTATCGGCCAACTAAATAAAAGCAGACCCATTAACTAGATGCTAATCAATGGTATTGAATATGGCTGGGCCCAAGGTGTAACCACCGTGGCGGGGGTGTTGGTCAACGGTATTTCCGAGATAAACTACAGCGACAAGCGGGCCATGAAAGACAACTATGGTGCTGGCTCCAAGCCAGTTTCGCGTAGTTATGGCGCTTACGAAGCGTCAGGCGACATTACCCTGCACGCAAGCGAGGTAGAGCGCCTAACGGCCGCGGCTCCCAACCGCGACCTGACCCAACTCGGTATGTTCGACATTACCGTGACGTTTGCCCCGCTGCCGGGCCAGTCGCCGGTGAAGCATGTGCTGCGCGGCTGCCAGTTCATGACCAACAGCCGGGCCATGAAGCAGGGTGACGACAGGTTTGACGTAAAACTGGACCTTATCGTAGCCGAAATTGCCTGGTAGTAACCCAAGCGTGAAAAGGAAAACCTCGTGGGAGCACGAGGTTTTTCCTGTTATAGGCCACATAATACACATATATAACGTGTAAAAAATACCCCTGCCGCCACATGGAAGTTACCGATAGCAAGCAAGTTGAGCTAGCCGCCACACACAACACCAAGATTTACGTCATCGAAGGCGTTGGCGAGAACGGTGAGGCACTGAAGATGTACCTCAAGAAGCCCGACTTTAAAACGAAGAGGGCTGCTTTTGAAACGATGATGGCCGACCGGCAGGCTATAGTTCCAGCCGGGGAAATGATTCTACTAGCCTGCTTTGTAGGGGGCGATAACCTCTACGAGAACGAGGATACCCGCCTCGAAGCGGCAATAGCGGCCGCCGAACTGGTGAATTTCAACGAGACCATTGGCCTAAAAAAAAGCTAAACGAGGCGCAATTCTCTGAACTGGGTGAGCAGGATAACCTGGAGCTAAAGCACATCAACGCGCTTATCCGCTTCCACCTGCACCTGGACCCCATGAGCCTCTTTACCGAGGGACCGGATGGCGAGCTGAACGACGATAAGTACGTGCAGGTGTGGTCAGAGCTGGAATGGGTGCTGCGGCGTGAGCAGCAAATGCGGCTACGCTAACCAAAAAAGAGGGCCCTGTAAGAGGCCCTCTTTTTCATGACCAAGCAGAACGGGAGAAGGTGATTTAAATCAATACGAATCGCCCATAACCCCTTATGAATGCCGCAGTTGCCTATGCACTACAATTAAAAGACCAGATTTCCGGCGCCTTGGCTTCGGCCCAAGCAGCCGTTGCTCGTTTTGAGGCGAAGCTCTCAGGTGTGCAGCGTCAGGCCGACAAGACCAGCAGCGGCTTGGGCAAGTTGGGCCTGGCGGCAAGCGCCGCGTTTGGGGCCTATAAAATCCTGGAGTTTGGCAAGGCGCTGGTCACGGCGGGCGCCGATATGGAGGCCACACGCCTGCGCTACGAGGTGTTTACCGGCTCGGCCAAGAAAGCAGGCGAGGCTATCGACGTAGTAGCCAAACTGGCCACCAAAACGCCCTTCGCGAAGACGGAGCTATTGGAGTACGGCCAGCAATTGCTGGGCGCCGGCTTGAGCACCGACCAGATGGGCCAGAAGCTCACCACGCTCGGTAACATCAGCTCGGCCACCGGCAAGAATCTGGGGGAGCTGACCAGCCTCTACGTCAAGAACCGGGGCAACGGCATCATTCAGGGCGAGGACCTCAACCAGCTCGCCGACGCAAAAATCCCCTTGCAGGATTTCGCCAAGCTACTCGGTACCAACGTGCAGGGCCTGCGCAAGATGGCTTCGCAAGGCAAGGTGAGCTTTGCGGACTTAGATGCCTATTTTGAGAAGCTGGGCGGCACGCAGGGCAAGTGGGGTAAGCTCAACGAGCGTATGTCCAATACGCTCGTCGGCAAGTGGAGCAACCTGAAGGATACCATCGGCCAGATGATGTCTGACAATGGGGAGGCTACCGTACCATTTGCAAAAACGCTGCTGGATAAGGCCAACGAGGTGCTGCAATGGGTGCAAACCAACAAGGCCAAGTTTGCCCAAATCTTCGAGCCGCTGCAAAAAGCAGTGCAGCCCCTGATTGACAGCTTCCGGCGCGTCACCGAGTCGATGGGCTATACGGGTACCGTAAGCGACATGCTCGAAAAGGTGTTCAACCGCGTGGGCTACGCCGTGCAGGTAATGTCGCCCTTCATTGAGGTGGCGGCTATGGTGTTCGGCAAAGTGTACGAGGCAGTTTCCAACGTTATCAACATCTTTGTCAAGTACTTCCAGACCAACAAGGAGGCGCAGGCCAACGTGCTGGGGCTGTATAATACCTTCAAAACCGCCTTCTCGCTCATCGGCGACGTGGCGGGCAAGGTGCTGGGTGGCATCGTGAAAGCCATCGACGGCATTATCAACCGCGATTGGAGCAAGCTCGGCCGCGGCCTGAAGGAAATCGTTGCCTCGCCCTTCGAGGCGGCCACCAACAAGGATAACTACCACTTCAACGATAAGGCCCCGGTTTTCAAGGACTTCTTTGGCGATAAGGGTAAGTCAGCGACTGATGCGGCCCGCGCGGCGGCAGCCGGCGCGAAGAATGCGCTCGGTACCTCAGCCGCTACCGGCAAAGACAAGGGCATCAAGACCAAAGTAGGCGACGTGTCGGGCAGCAAGCCCACTAACGTCTATGTCACAATTCAGAAACTGACCGGCGTAGAAACGCTGCACACAGTTAATCTGAAAGAGACTACCGCCGACATTCAAAAGCTTGTCACGGAATTGCTGCTGGCGGGCATCACGGACTTTAGCCTGCTAGCGGGCAAAAACTAAGCAGCCCTAGCAGTGGAAATACTCAACTACGACTACCCGGTTCAGCAGAACACCCAGGTTAATCTCATCCTGAAAAATCTGGGCAACAACTTTGTTAAGCCCCTTTTCCTCACCACCACGCCGCCCGCCGAAGGTGACCCGGGCAAGTTCAAGAATGGCGGCGTGTTTGCCGTAGCGGATGGCACGGCCGGGCTGCTCGGCCGCTCGGTATTCGCTACCGTAACGCTGACCACGGAAGCTTATGAGGTGGAATACTATAACGATAGAACGCAGGCTATCGAGCGCGTGAAAATGCCCGCCGCCTCGGTCGAGCTGGGCACGGTGCTGGTGGATGTGCAGCTGTCAAAGAACATTGTCACCACGGCCATCAACGGCCTGAACGGCACGGTGAAGGAGTTTATCAGTGATGGCGACTATGAGGTGAGCCTGCGCGGGGCGCTGGTGAGCAAGGGTTACGACTTTCCGCTAGCCGATTTCAAGAAACTCAACGAGGTGCTCAAGGCCCCGGTGTCGCTGCAAGTCACCAGCGAATTCCTGGCGCTCTTTCCTATTCACAACCTGGTCGTGAAAGGCTACACGCTGCCCCAGACCGAAGGCAGCAGCAACAGCCAGCTCTTCGAGATAAACGCCCTGAGCGATAACCCCGTCGAGCTGATTAAAATCACCTCCTAACCCCAGTGCTTTACAGACTAACCAACCTGGTGACCGTGGGCAGCTTGCAGTTCAATTTCTGCAACGACATCGAGGTGATTTCCTCCTGGCAAAACCTGACCGATACGGCCACCATCAAGATTCCCAAGAAACTCACGGTCGAGAACAAGCCCATCGTGGAGGGGCAGCGCGCCGTATTCAAAGTGGGCGATAAGGTGACCGTCGCGTGCGGCTACAACTACCAGCACACCACCATTTTTACCGGCTACGTGGCCGACGTGAAAACCAAGTACCCACTGGAACTGGTGTGCGAGGATGCCATGTGGCTGTTCAAGCAGCAGTCGTTCAAGAAAACCTTCGCGCAGGTGACGGTAAAGCAGCTGGTCGATTACCTGCTGACCAAGGTGCACGGCGACTTCAAGGTGGTGCATTCCTTACCCGATATGCAGCTGGGCAAGTTCCGCATCAATTCGGCCACCGGGGCGCAGGTGCTGGATGAGCTGCGCAAGAAGTACGGCATCTACTCCTTCTTCCGCGAGGGCGTGCTCTACGTGGGCTTTGCCTATACCCACACCAGCGCCGATTACCGCAAGCGCGTACCCCTGCAATTCACGCCCGCTATCATCGACGACGACCTGACCTATAAAAACGCCGACAACCAGAAAATCAAAATCGTAGCCACGTCCATTCTAAGCAAGGACAACAAGCAGCTCACGGCCGAGGCGGGCGACGGTGACGGCCGGACGGTGCCCGTGTTCTACTATCATAAGAGCCAGGCCGATTTGCAGAAGCTGGCCAACAATCTGGTAGCTACCTACAAGGTTTCCGGCTTCGAGGGCAGCGTGACCACCTTCGGCACGCCCTATGTGCGCCACGGCGATATTGTCGTGCTCTCGGACGGCACCATTTCCGAGCGTAACGGCGGTTACCTCGTCAAGCAGGTAACCCGGCGCTTTGGCTTCAGCGGCTACCGGCAGACCATTGAGTTGGATAGAAAAGCAAGCAGCCAATAATGGCCAACTTCAGCGACCTCATTCGGGCCTACCAGGACCCGCAGCTCTTCTCGGTACCGGCAAAAGTCACGGCCGTGGATAAGGACCAGAATACCATCGACTGCGAGCCACTCGACGGCTCGGCTGACTTTGTGGAAGTGCGCCTAACGGCCGCACCGGGCAAGGGCTTCGTACTCTACCCCGTGGTGGGCTCACTGGTGGTAGTTAGCTTCTTTTCGAAGGACGACGCTTTCGTTTCACTAGTGAGCGAGGTGGATACGCTGGCGCTCGAATCACAAAACGAGTCGCTGTTGCACCTGCTTTCCGACCTACTGGACGAAATGAGCCGCCTGCGCGTGACCACCAACCAGGGGCCCTCCATCGAAGTGATTAACAAGCCCGCGATTCTAGCCATCAAGAGCCGGCTCAAAAACCTGTTTGCCAAGTAAATGCTCGTAAAAGCTACCCTCGAGGCGGGCATTCTGGCCCTGACCACCGCGCTCAGCACCAATACCACCGACCCGGAGCAGGCCCGACAGGACTTCGCCCGGCAGCTGGCGGCCCTCATCGACGCCTACGTGCGCTCGGGCACCGTGACCGTGACCACTACTGGCACCGCCGCCGCGCAGACCGGTACCGGTACGATTAGCTAGAGACCAGGTGCGCCCGGCCGCTTTAAATAACCATGCAAGCAACTGATTTCACGCTAGCCGGCGACGGCGACCTACTCATTGAGGATGGCGATTTCGTGCTCTCCCACAGCGATGGCATGCACCAGGAACACATTCTGCGCTCCTACACCGGTTTTTGGCGCAACGCGCCGCTGGTTGGCGTGGGTATCGAGCAGTACTTCGGCGCGGCCGTGAAACCGGCCGAAATCAAGCGGGCCATCACCCTGCAAATCGCGGCCGATGGCTTTAGCATCAACAGCCTCGACGTGGGGTTCAAGCCCGGTTTTACCATCGAATTGGATGCCGAAAGAATCCGCTAGCCCCCGCATGGCCACCTACCTCGTTAAACCCAACCAAAGCGTGCTCGACATGGCGCTGCAACTGTACGGCAGCTTGGATAACCTGGTTGAAATCTGCCAATTTAACGGCATTACGCTCACCCAGGAAGTCCCGCTCGGCACGCCGCTAGCGTTCGATAAGAGCCGGCAAACGGAGTCGGCCACCGCGTCCTATCTAGCCCTTAACAGCCGGCCGGTCATGACCTGGACCCCGCCAATCGGCCCTGCTGCGGGCCCGGCAGAATTTGAGCCGGCCGAGCACAAGTCCGCCGAGTTTGCCTAAAAAACGCCTATTCCCTACGTGACCAAAGCCGAACTCTATGCCCTGATTGAACAATACATCAAGGTAAACCCGCTGGTTGTCAACAGCGACAAAACCCGCGGCGCCGATGTGCGGGAGCTGTTAAAGAACATGCTCGACTTCACAGAGCAGAATACGGGGGCGGCCTTCAATGGCGAGCGGCCCGTCACGGCTCCCATCCCCGGCCTGCAAGGCGTAACGCTGCACGGCTCCACCGAAAAGGACGTGCTGCATAACCTGCTTTTGTATCTCTACCCCGACCAGCCGCCGCTAGCTACCATGAGCGTTACTAACCCGGTGCGCGAGCGAGGGGATAGCAGCAGCGTAGCGTTTAACTGGACTGCCACGCCCCAAAGCAATCCCATCACGAACATAAAAGTCAATGGTTCGGCAGTTCCCGCCACGGGCAAGGCCCAAGCGGGCAGCGGCACGGTACCCTATGACGCGCTGATTCCCTTTACCATCGTCGTTTCGGACGGCACGCGCAGCGCCAACGCCGGGGCCTCGGTGAGCTACTCCCCGGCCCGCTTCTTTGGCCCCTCTGCAAACAACCGCGACCAGATGGTTGCCGCCCTTACCACCGGCACGTCCATCGACTACGCGGGGCTGGGGCTGCATAAGGAACTGGCCAACGACTACCTGATTAACACCACCAGCGACTGCACGGGCGGTAAGTACATCCACCTGCTCTTTGACGCGGCCTACGGGGCGCCCGCACTGGTGCGCTCGGGCATCAACAACTTCTCCGCCTATACCCTTACCGACGTGACTATCACGGATGCCTTTGGCGTGGCTAGGGCCTATAAGCTGCTTACGACTGGTATCCAGTTTGGGGCTGCTGTAAATATCGCCGTTATCAACTAAATGGCTCAGATTCCAGGCACTAATGTCAGCGCTCCCGTAGTGCCCAATGACAGCAACGACGTCTTTCCCTCTCACCAAGCCAAATGGGGCCAGGGAGGCCTACGCACGGTAGCTACTTTAGCTGAACGTAACGCCATCACTTCCGACCGCCGCGAGGTAGGCATGGAGGTGAAGGTGCTAGAGACGGACAAGAAGTACGAACTACGGCCGGGTGGTCAAAGCCTAGCCGATAACAGCGCGTGGGCCGAAGTTGTGGGTGCGGGTGTAGATAAAGTCTACGTCGATACTGCTGACCAAGCATTATCGGTGCAGTTAGCTTCTATAACTAACCGATACGCCAGCCTCATCAACGCGACCGGCACCACCTACTACTCCAGCACCAACGCAGTATTTGCCGCTGCTAAGGCGGGTGATACCGTGAATTTATACTCGCCCTACCTAGCCCCAGCCGTAGGCGGCAACCTCGCCTTCCTTGACCTTAAGGATAGCGTAGGCTTGAATGTGTATGGCGTACAGCTCACCAGCCCAGGTGCCAACCAAGACATCATGACCTTTCGGGGTAAGAACATCGTGGTCAACGGCTTCGGCAGCACACTTTCACAGCTGCAAGGTACTGCGGGCACGGGCGGCTGGTTTGCGGGAGTGTATCCTGGGCAGGAAGTAGATGTTACCGTTAATAACCTAAACATGTACCTCCAAGGTAGCTATTCAGTAGGCTTCGCCCTATTTGGCAATGGCACCGTACGCTATAAGGGTGACGTGCAGAGCGCTGGCCGCTACGTAGTACGGCTGCGTCCCAATACCGGCACCATGAATTTTCAGGGTCAGGGTATCATCCGCCAGAATGGTGTGAGTAACCTGTTTCAATTAGAGAGTATGGGCGGTACGCCCACCTTGACTTGGGATGGCGACATTTACGCCTACAATGCCAGCAACATTTACATGTCAGCCGGCACACTCACTTTACGCAACGGCATCCTACACGCTCAGCAGCGTGACACTGGTGCTGAGCAAGTGTTTGTCCAATATCCCGGTGCAATTACTACGGTGGTACTGGAGAACTACACTATCCTAGGGACTCCTGGCAAGACTGTATTACAAGCGAGCACAATTGTGTTGCGCGGCAATTCGGTAGTCGTGGGCAATATGGTAGGCACCATAGTAGACGAACGTCAGCTGTCAACTGCGCTCGATATAACTAAGGCCTACGTAGATGCAGCAGACCAAGCTCTGCAAACGCAGGTGACTGCCAATGCCTCTGCCATCGCTGCTGAGAGAGGACGTATGGATACGCTAGTAGCCGACGCGCCCCAAGCTCTCGACACACTCAAGGAGATTGCCGACCAATTAGCCGCCGACGAGCATGGCACTGCGGCTATCCTGGCCACTCAACAGCAGCACACTCAGCAATTAGCTAACTTACCTGCCGTACCCACCACTACGGACGCGCTACCTGAGGGTAACACAAATAAGTACTACACCGACGCCCGCGCACAAAGCGCAGTCACTGACCAATTAGCAGGCAAAGTAGATAAGGTAAATGGTCTTCAACTCAGCCAAGAGTCATATACGACGGCCGAGAAGTCGAAGCTAGCGTTCAATCCGTACGCAGTGCCTACAGATGTTAGGATAGCCTTGACCAGCAATACCGCAAAATGGAAGGATGCCGAGCTAGTAACGGCAACGAGCCAACTCTACGCACAACCCTATCCCTCTAGTTCGGCACCAGGAATGAAGTTCATGCGTAGCAACGGCACCACCAGCTACGTGTACGAATACATGGTTTCGTCTTACGACACAGGCTCCTTTACTCTCTACAACTGGGTCCGTTACGTCGCAGGATAGACCGAAGCACTCACCTTGGGAGAGTCAGCCTTTTTGGGAAGACCAGACTCCCGCTAAAGCGCAGATAACCTGCGTCCAAAACCATGCTTTCCAGCATGAGTAGATTACTATTGCTGCTTTGCCTCACATTGGGATTTGGCTCGTGTACAGTTGAGAGACAGCTAACCGCCACGCCTAAGGGTGCCCGCCAACACTACCAGCACCGGCAACGGCAGCACCAGCGCGAACGCCCGCGCCGGCTAGCCAACCGCTACCAATACAACGCCAGCTGGTAACCTGGCAGAACTATTACGCGGGATTCCTGCGCCAAAAACTGGTCGCTTGACCCGTGGAAATCAAAATAATACGTGATACCCTCACTAAGGAAAGCACGCTAGGTAAACTCTACATCGACGGACGCTACTTCGCCAATACCCTGGAAGATGTAGTGCGCCCGGCGGGCGAGAAAGTGCCAAATAAAACTGCCATTCCGGCCGGCCGCTACCGCGTTATTTGGAACAAGAGCAACCGCTTCTCTCTCAAGGCCGGCCACCCGGTGTTCATGCCGCTCATTCTGGATATTCCAGGCTTTGCCGGGGTGCGTCTGCATTCAGGCAACCGGGCGGCTGATACGGATGGCTGCGTTTTAGTCGGCTTCGACCGGCACGCCGACGCCATCAGCCGCAGCCGCGACGCTATCGATGCCCTCTACCCCCTGATTCAGGGGAGCAAAACCCCAGTTTGGCTGACCATCGGTTAGTGCCCCGCCAATGGAAAACCAATCCATGTTCCTCTCGCTCATTGGCTATTGCAGCCCCAAAGACCTGCTGCTAACGGTGTTCGGCAAATCACTAGTCGTCAACGTGCTGGCGGCCGTGCAGGTAGCCCTAGTATCCGTCATGGGCTTTGTGTACAACGAGCCAGCCGCCATCTACGCCCTGCTGGCCTTTGCCACGGTCGATTTAGTGACCGGCACCATCAAAGCAGCTAAGCTTAAGACACTCAGCAGCAATAAGTGGCAGCGCACCTTCTGGAAGGTATTGGTGCAACTGCTAGTGATTTGCAGCACCTACCAGCTCGGCAAGCTCGGCGGCGTACTGGGGTTCACTTTTCAGTACATCCCCAACATTGCGCTGCTTTCGTTCATCTCGCGGGAATTTCTCTCGATTATCGAAAACGTCAATACGATTGACCCGAGCATCATCCCGGACAAGTTCACGCAGTACATACAGGGCATGGCTGACCTCGATAAAACCGTAGCCGCTTATGTCACTAAAGTGGCAGCCAAGGAGGCGGCTAGCACGCTTGATTCTGATGCCCCTACCCCAGCAGCCCCGGAGGCCAAACCCATTGACCAGCCTACTTGCGCAGATGAGCACGCGAGCGAATAAAAAGAAATCTGACCGTTATGCTTAGCCGTACCTGGGCCCGGCTCGCCGGGGCGTTCCTGGCCATGTGCCTGCTGTCGTTATGCCTAGTAAAATGTGAGTGGCGCCCGAGCCTAGCCCCGCAAAAAACCACCATAGCCTGGCGCAAGCCTGAAGCTGTCAAGCCGGCGCATGATACACTAGCCGCAGCCAGGATTGTAGAGCGGGTAGTCGTGCAGAAGCTCTACGTTCCCCGCGTCGAGACCGTGCACGATACCGTGCGCGTAGAAGTGCCTCACTACTACGTGCGGACGAAGTACGTCATGGTGGCCGCGCAAGCCGATTCGGCCGGCCTTACGCTGGACTCCCTGGCGCTGCCTAACACCAAGAACATCATTGCCTTCAACGATGCGAAGGGCAACGTGACGCTCGACGTGCAGAACAGCAACCCGTATTTCAAAACCGCCGACGTGCGCGGCTTCACCTACCACGTACCCGTGTATCCACGACTCACCTGGGGCTTGCAGGCCGGAGCCTACCTCACGCCAGTTGGGCCGGTCGTCGGGGTTGGAATCGGATTGAATTACAGCTTGCAAAAACGCAAATAGAAAAGCCGCCCGCACATCGATGTGCGGGCGGCTTTTCTATTTAGGGCTTAGCAGAAGCAGTCATCCACCATAAATAAGGTACGGATGATTACTTCCGCTAATACAGTGACGATGAGAACTGTGCGCAACCCTAACACTACCCTAAGCCCTAAACGCCGGCTACAGATGATTTACCAATCCATGAAGCGCCGCTGCCATGTACCTGGTACGCAGCATTATAATAATTACGGCGGGCGGGGCATCACAGTATGCCCCGAGTGGCTAGCGCAGCCTGAGCTTTTTATCGAATGGGCATTGGCGACGTGGGAGCCAGGCCTAGAACTAGACCGAGCTGACAATAACGGGCCCTACGCCGATTGGAACTGCCGCTGGGTATCTAGTAAAGTGCAGAGCAGAAATCGGACTACCACTGCGTGGGTGACTTACCGTGGCGTGCACACTAAACTGACCGATGCGGTAGAAGACACTTTTCCCACTGAAACATTCCGAATGTTGAATGTAATCCACCGTCGATTATCACGCGGTATGTCTGCTGAGGAAGCCTTTACCATGCCGGTGCGCAGCCGAAAAAAGACATGACCCCGGCCCAATATTGGGCCGGGGTCATGTCTTGAAGAGGTTTTTACCCGAAGCTTAAGGTGCTTTTCTAGCCGATAACAGGCGATGGCATTGAGGAAGGTGAAAATCAAACCAATGGTCAGTGTAGTGAAACTTTCACGCAACACACTGCGCACGGGCACGGGAATCATTACCATCCACCAAAAGCCAAACCATAACATCATGTTGTGAGATTCTGCTTTTGCGTCCTACCTTTACAGCGTCAAATAACATAAACTAGTATGGAACCCAACAAAAAACGTACAAACCCCTATACCTCTACCAGCATAGGCAAGGACAAGGTGCATTTATTAACAGAGCTGCAAAAGCACGCTAAATCGCAGCATGGTAAGTATATTACTCACCAGAGTATTATTGACTTAGCTGTGCAAATAGCCGCTGATGACCGCGACGCATTTATTAAACGGCTACTTGACGAGGACGACCCCAGAATGAAGGCTTACTTAAAGCTACAGGCTGAACTAAAGGCAGCTGGCAAGCTTTAGAAATTTAATGTCTTGTGCCACTAATAGTTGCTAATTTGAAGTAAAATTGCATCAAATAAATCTTGGAGTAGCATTACTCGTTTCGTAGCTTTGCAGCCCCAGCGACCGGTTCACTCCCCGGCGCTGGGGCTTTATCATGGCCGAAACGCCGAATTTTAATCTCCCCGCCGACTTCCTGCACAAGCTTGGGCAGGCTAGCGGCACCCAGCACCCTACCGAGCCAGAGCCCCCGACGCTCGGCACTCCGAATGCCCGCACTGTCCAGTCGCTGTGGCTTGCGAAGATGTTTGTGGCCGGGATGAACATACTGGAGGCTTCATTTTCCGACAACCCAGATGCTGCTGTTGAGGCAGGCGAAATGTGGGATGCGCTGACAGGCAACAGTTTCCACGCGATAGACGCCGTGCGGGCAATTTTGCTTGCACATCCCGGCTGCATCGACGCCATCTCGGCCTTCACCCAAAGCACCACCGAAGACTAGTCATGGAAACGAAAGACGATTTCCTGGATGGCCTCGACGATGGTTCTCTAGATGGCCAGCCCAACCGTGAGTGGGCAAAACATGAAGCAGTACTAAAAGCCAACCGGCAGCGCCTAGTGGCACCCGAGAAGCTTGGCGACTACCACTTGGGCGTAGTTAAGCGCCGGGTGTGGACGTTGCTGCACAATGGTTACACGCCATTTGGAGCAGACGACGCTACTCACGAGCACAACTACCCACTCATCTACGAAGGCAAACTCATTGGTAGCGTGTACGTGAACGATAACTTTTTCGTGCCGCGGCTTGGCTACGAGCCGCGGGAGGTTGTGCTCCTCACGCTCAACGGGTATTCGTGGGCGTTCGGCTTCACCTACGACGAGTTTGCAACGTTCATGACAACGCACGGCTTCCGTAACCTAGCCGACCCTAGCTTGGCCAAATGGGTGCATAAGCGGTCGCTTGTGCCAAACCCGAACGCACTTTACCAGCCGCGCCAGTAGGCTTCACTACACTATTACTAGGGTGGCTCTGACAACCACCCTTACTGAAAGCAACGTCGCCGCTCATAGGCTTCTCCACGTCGGGGGATAATGCGACGAAAGCCCGCTCCATTAGGCGGGCTTTTGCTATTTATAGAGGGTAGTGGCGCCAGCTGCTAACGCGCCGAGCCTACAGGTTCATTCGCGAAGCGGTGACCTAGGGGATAGTGAAAGGGCCGTACCGCTTGAGTACTCTACCGACCTCCTTATGTCGGTACTTTTTTAGTAGAGAGAACACGAAGCAAAACGCCAGTGCTGCTGCACCGCTTTGCATGAAACAGGGCTAGCCAACCGCCCAAGGGGGTGATATAAATGCCATAAATATCATAGCAAAACAGTTCCCCTACTCGAAATGGCAGCAGCTAAATACACCTGTAGCGCAGGCCTGACCACAGCCGCCCACAATGCCCTGCTGCAAGCGCAAGTTCGTCTGCAAGCCCAGCTCGGGCGCAAGCTGACACTAGCCGACGTGGTGCTCCACCTCATCGCTAACCAAAAATAAAAGGCCCCGGCGCGCCGGCTCATCAGCGGCGCGAAGACGGGCAGGACGGCCATCCTGCCCGTTGCCTTCCGGTAAAAAATCACTGATGCCCTGATGAACAATGAAACGAATATTCAACATCCCGGTGACCCTGGTAGGGCTGCGCGAGGCCCTTGCGGCCCTTGACGGCGCGGCGGTGCTGGCGAAGTGGATGCACTGGGATAAGGTCTGCTGGCTGCTCGATAAGCTCGGCAACACCCAGTATTGGGATAAGCGCACCGAGGCCGATAGCTACATACCATTGCAAGCAAACCGCCTTCGCGAAATCTGTGGCAAGCGCTACGCTGACCTGATGGTGCAAACCCTTTTGGAAAACAACATCATCGAGAGCAACAATCACTACCGCGTCGGCAATTACAGCAAGGGCTACCGCTTAACTGAAGAGCACCGCCTAGCCCGTAAAGTGTGCGTGTTCAACCAGAATAGCAAGTTCCTCTCGAAGCTGGAGGCAACTGACCGCGCCAGCGATGGTGAGTGCTATCTCAAGGCTACCTTGCGCGAAGAGCTAGGCATTCGGTACCAAACCCTGCTTCAGGATACCCTCCCTACCCTCAACCCTGCGTCTTACGCTCCTTATGTCGGTACAAATTATACGCTCAGCAATGAGTGTGATTTAGCGGCGTGGTCGCAGCACCTAGCGGCTATCCAAACAGAGCTATCTAAGCTGCCGACCGGACCGAAGAAGAACAACCCGCGCGCGCAGGTCGAGGCACTGGTGCTGGCGGCGGGTCGCATCTACACCGGGCAGTTCTTCGCGCACCGCGACAGGAAAGGCCGTCGGCTACATACCAACGTCACGAACTTAGCTAGCGCAGGCCGCAAGTACCTGACGCTAGCCGGTGAAACAGAATTGATTAACACTGACATACCGGCCTCGCAGTTAGTATTTGCCTGCGTACCCCTGCTACAGCACTACGCTGGCAGCCTACCCCCAGACGTGCAACGCTGGGTAGACCTATGCACCGCAAAGGATGCCTACGAGCAACTACACATCGAAATGTACCGGCTTCATTTTGATGAGTGCTCAACCCACTACTGCCAGCTAGCAGACCCGAAGGAAGCGCGCAAGCGCTACCGGAAGGACTTTAAGAGCAAGTTTTTCGCAGCCATTTACTACTCGGAGTTGAAATTCAACGTTGGTCTCTTGGCGACGCCCGAGAGCCAATTCATGTGGGCCAACTACCCCAGCGTCATGCAATGGATAGTGGCGCAGAAACAGGACGACTACGCCGCGTTTGCTTGCAATATGCAGCGGGCTGAATCGGATTTCGTGGTGGACATATTCGGCTACCAGGCCATGCGCTGGATGCTGCCAGTAGTCACAATTCACGACAGTGCGCTGGTGCCCGCCTCAGTCGGCCGAAACGTGCTAGACTATTTCCAGGCCTGGCTTAAGGAGGCGCTGAGCCGGGCCGACGCTAAGGTAAAAATGCAAGCGGAGTGTTACTCGTCCGCCGCCCAAGAAATTCTCGAGCAGTCCTACCAACTCTTCTAGCCATGCGCATCGTAACGAACAACATCACCAAAGCCGGCGTGGCCTATGCTACCACGGAGGCGGGCTTTGCTTTCAGCTATAATCTCTTCCATGACACTTGGCTTAGCGCCGTGCAAACGCCTCGGCAACTAAGCATTTTTATGCGGCGGTACCAGTTGCACGATTTAGAAGAAATCGACTTCACACATGTTTTGAAGATGGAAGGCCGCACTATCGAAAGTGAATAACAAACCTATAGATTAGGTCACACCCCACTGAGCACAAAAGCTTACCGCAGTGTGCAATCCGCAGAGAGATGCCACCAGCTCCGCACAGGAGGCCGTAGCGCCACCCACGCGGCCAGGCGGCACTAGTGAATACGTAATTATTTTTGAATTTTGTGCCGCGCCGCGCGATTAGAAGGGCGTGACGCCGCAGCACGGAAAAGCCCCGCGCCTTTTAGGACGTGGGGCCTTTTTGTACCGGGAGTATTCGTAGACTGTCATTATACCGCAGGCACGTACTTGCTTAGGCTACAGGTCATCTTCGTCGGCCTCTTCGGCCTTCTCCCTAACTGCGGCTTGTTCGCGCTGACTCTTAACGTCGTAAATATGGCGTACCATCTGTAGGTCTTCCTTGCGCAGCGTAGCGGTACCCTTGGTTGGGTGCATATCCAGCGTAAGGTGCACGGTACCGGTGCTCCAAGCATATCGATTGGTCACTGCCGTTTGCGGATAGCCGTGCGCAGTCTTCAGCTTCGCAAGGATGGCCATCGCGTCCTTGGTTGTCGGAATCTCGATGGTAGCGGCATAAAAAGCCCCTTTATAAAAGAAGTACCGAATACTTTTCACGCGTGCGCCGCTTACGGTTAAGTCTTCGTCGGGCAACTCGTAGACCATGCTGCTATCACGCATCTTGTATAACAAATGTGCATCGGCTAGTCGTGAAAGGCTGTCGCCGAATACTAATCCTCGGAATTCAGGTTTGGGGTCGTTGTATTGAGCATTAGCTACATGGGCCAGCAACATGGCCAAGATTAGTATTGCGTGCTTCATAAAGTGCATCGAAGAAATGAGTAGAAACTAGTGTTGAAAAAGAAAAGCGCCAATATGCAAGTAGCGTTGAGCAAACCTAAAAAGAGCTCTCGCATGAATACTAGAGCTCTTTTCGTTTCCAAATTTAAGATTGGTTAGCTGCGGAAGACGTGGCCAGAATTCACCCAGATGTCGCCGCTGTAGGTCTGGTCCCTAGCCATTGCCGCAAAGTCGATGTAGTTGCGTACCGAGGTCGGAATCTCCTCCTTGGTGTGTGATTCCCAGAACATGGTTTCAACAAATTCCTGGGCCGTCTTGTCATCGTCGTAGGCGGCTTCGCCGCCGTGGTAGCCCAGGTAATAGTTGTCGAACGAGTCGGCGTCGTGGCCGTTGTTGACGAAAATCTCCAGCGCCTCCTTGCGCTCGTCACTCATGTCGGCGGTAAGTTCGAGCCACTCGTATACCCTGGCAAAACCCATGTACTCGGAATAGAAGCGTTCGGGGAAACCCTCGTAGTCATGCACCGCCCATTCTTCTCGTGGCTGGCCGTATTCCAGGCCATGCTCGGCGTCGAGGTTCTTAAGCATGGCACCAATGGCGGCCAGTAGTTCGTCGGCGCTGGCGTAATCATCCAAGTTGAGCCACTCACCACGTAATGAGCCAGCGTTGTAATCGGCCAAACTAGCAACGTAAATTTTAGGCGTATCTTCGGTCATCACTACTCTGCTTTTCATCTGGTTGAGGGGTGTATAGAAGCCACGGCGCTCGTAACGCCGTGGCTTCGTGCGTTAGAAAAAGACTATTCGACGGTGAGCATCACGACGGGGCCCAGAATCATGTCCACCCCATCTTTAGGGTCGAGCTGCATACCTGTGCGGCGGGTAAACTCCTGCATAGCCAACTCATTAGGCTGACCAAGAGCGTCGAAGACAGAGAACAAGGCAAAGCCGTGGCCCATCGCTAGAAGGTCTACTAAAGAAGGTCTACACTTGAGTTGCTCTGCTACGCGATGAAACTTGGCGGTGATTCTGCCGCCAGTAGCGGTGCCGAAGTAGTCGGCGGAGTCGAAATTCACGGGCGGCTTGCCCGGGTTGAAGACGGTAACGCGCATCTGGTTGTGGGGTAAGAAGACCCACGGCGCTCGTAACGCCGTGGGCTTCGGTTTTAGAGGGTGTTTAAAATTAAGTAGTAGCCCGCCGTAGACTCATCGTTAGATTGGCAACGAGCAGCCACGCTTCATGGCTGGCCGGCGAGCGCTCGTAGTCCACCGCCAGCCGGCGGAAGCACTTGAGCCACGCAAACGTGCGTTCGATAACCCTGCGCTGGG